ACAATCACATACAAACGCCAAAGGTTCTGAAATCTGGAACGCATTAAGAACATTTTTGTCTACCATGAAAAACAATAGTAATATTGGTAGAAATCTAAACTTTTTAGTAAGAGATAAAGTAACACAAAAATATCTTGGTGTTATCTGTATGAGTAGTGACTTTTTAGACCTTACACCTAGAGATGAATATATTGGTTGGGACAGAGAGGCCAAGACGCAAAGAATGATTAATCATACTTGCATTGGTAGTACAATAGTACCAATACAGCCTCTTGGATACAACCTGGTTGGCGGGAAACTGCTAGCTTTACTATGTTTGAGTAGAACTGTCGAGGATACATGGGAACATCAATATAAAGACAAATTGGTTGGTGTTACAACTACAAGTTTATATGGTAAAACAAAAGAAATACCATTATCACAATACGACAGATTAAAACATTGGAAGAAAATGGGTTGGACTGCTGGTTCCGTATCATATGAGCCTACTAAACCTACTAGAATGATGATACAAAATTGGTTGAAAAAGAACCATACTTACAAATACTTTGAATGGTATGTTGCAAAAAAAGACACAGGTCAACCACATAAAAGAGACCATAGAAATAGAAGTCACACATTTACATATAATCAATTAGGTATAGATAAGAAACTTATTAAATCTGACCATGCCAGAGGCATATATTTTGGTGAGTTATTTACAAATACAAGAGAGTTTTTAAGAGAAGAAACAAATACGACAGGTTTGACAAGAGCATTTGACAATTCGGTTGAAGCTTTGACAGATTTATGGAAGACCAAATATGCTAAAAAAAGACTAGCTAGTTTGAAGAAACAAGGTAGAGTATCTACTGAAACACATTTCTATGATGATATAATCTATCTATCATGGGAAGAAACAAAATCAAAATATTTACCACAGGTAGGGAGATAACTCAAAATGAACACACAAGAAGGACAATTAGAATTAGAATTTGGTACTCAAACTAATGAAACACATAAATACAAAAAAGTAAGCGACCTAGATATGTACCAAAAGGTTGCCAAAACAACGGCAATATATCCGAGAGAACAGGCCATTATATACCCTACATTGGGACTGACCGGTGAAGCAGGTGAAGTTGCAAATAAAGTAAAGAAGATTATTAGAGATGGCTCAAATAGTAAAGATGAAAAACTGGTGTCTGAAATCAAAGCTGAAATTGGTGATTGCCTTTGGTATATCGCTGTATTGGCTGATGATTTTAACATTAAGTTATCCGACATTGCAAGCGCTAATTTAGAAAAGTTAGCAATTAGAAAGAAAAACAATACCATTCATGGTTCTGGCGACAACAGATGAATCTAAAACAGTATGGGTTACATAGAGTAGTAGTCGTAACTGGTGGTTTTGACCCCTTACATTCAGGACATTTAGAATACCTAAAATGCGCCAAAGCATTAGGTGAAGTATTAATTGTTGGCCTAAATTCAGATGATTGGTTATCTCGTAAAAAAGGTAAGTCATTCTTACCCTACTATGAAAGAGAACAAATATTACTTAACTTAAAATCTGTAGATAATGTAATAAACTTTGCTGACCATGATGACAGCGCTGTTGAGGCCATTTTAAAAGTAAAACGATTTTATCCTAGAGCTCATATTATATTTGCAAATGGTGGTGATAGAAAATTAGATAATATACCTGAATTAGAGCATTTTAAAGATGATGATTGGATTTCATTTGAATTTAATGTAGGTGGTGGTAAAACAAACTCATCATCTAATATACTTGAAAAATGGGCTGATAGGCGAACGGAGAGACCATGGGGTTACTATCGAGTGTTATATAATGATAGTAATGTGGTAAAAGTAAAAGAACTAGTGGTTGAACCAGGCAAGTCTTTATCTATGCAAAGGCATGAGAATAGGTCTGAACATTGGTTTATATCGTCTGGTAGAGCAACAGTTTACACTATTAATAAAAATAGTACAGATTATGAACTATTAGGTGTCTATAATATATTTGATAATTTACATATTGAGAGAAACCAATGGCATATGTTAACCAATGAAACAAACGAATCGTTGCGAATCGTGGAAATTCAGTACGGAAATAGCTGTTCCGAGGCAGATATTGAGCGAAAATAGCTGCGACAAACACGCTTTTATTTTGTGTGTATTCGGAAACCCTTACCAGGCTTCAAAAAAAAATTAAAAAAAAGCGCCAATAACGCTTGACTTTTGAATTGTTTTCCTTTATACTAACCAGTATATGATGAAAAAGGACACAAACACTATGAATTTAGAAGTAAAATCTAATCTAGCAAAATTACTTGCTACAGAAAATATAGTAATTCAACACAATAATGTTAAGACAGCTTCTTTTGATGTAAAGAATCGTGTTCTTACTCTTCCAATATTTAAACAAAAATCTGGTGATGTGTACGATATGCTTATCGCTCACGAATGTGCTCACGCTTTATTTACTCCTTATGAACAATGGGAAGGCATTAACGATAAAGAATTAAGGTCATATGTTAATGTGTTAGAAGATTGTAGAATTGACCACCTTATTCAAGCCAAATATCCTGGTGTAGTTTCTAACTACGAAAACGGATTTGATATTTTAGAAAAACAAAACTTCTTTGGTATTTCTGGTAAAGATATTAATAAAGAATTTATGATTATTGACAAAATTAATTTGAGGTCAAAATCATTAAAAAGAATGCCATTTAAATGGTCTAAAGATGATATGTCTTGGTTAGTAAAAGTTGACGCTTTGGTTACATTTGATGATGTAATAAATTTGGCTAAAGAAATGTTAGCTTGGCAAAAAGACCAAGTTGAACAAATGCAAAAATTACCTAACTTTGATGATTTAGAGATTGTTCAAAATTACGGTTTAGAAAATGATGACTTTGATGATGAAGATTTTGAAGAATCAGATAACGGTCAAGGTCAAGGTTCAGACGCTGAACAAAATGATGATGACGCTGACGAAAAAAATGATTTCAATAACTTTGGTGACCAACAAGCAGATGATGAAAAAGACTCTAAACAATCTGGTGAAAGTCAATCAAAAAATGGTGAAAAAGAAGAAGACAAATCTGGCGAAGCAGATAGTTATGCTAAAGGCCAAGGCGGTGATTTTAAAACACCAAAAATTCTAAAATCAATTACTGATGATACTTTTACTCAAAAGTCGGAAGAATTACTTGATGAAAAATCTAAAGGGTTTACATACGGTAAGATACCAACTCCTAATCTTGGTAAAGATGGTGCATTGACACATTGGAAAACTTGGTTAAAAGATATGGGCGACTATAGAGTTAAACAAAGACAATATTGTAATATTGCTAAGTATGATACTTACCTTGACAAATCATACAAACAGTTTATGAATGAAAACAAGAAAACTGTAATGTATCTTGTTAAAGAGTTTGAAATGAAAAAATCTGCTCAGGCATATAAAAGAGCTCAAACAGATAAAACTGGTATTATTGACCCATTGAAATTGCCTTCTTATCAATACAATGATGATATATTCAAAAAGTTAACTGTTGTTCCTGATGGTAAAAACCATGGTATGATGATGTTACTTGATTGGTCTGGATCCATGTCAGATGTATTATTTGATACTGTAAAACAATTAATCAACCTTGTAGAATTTTGTAGAAAAATAAACATACCATACGAAGTTTATTTCTTTACAAGTGAAAGAGGTTACTATAGTGATGAGGATAAAGCTAAAGCTTTTTCAAACAAGCCTGGCGAATGGTTTTTTGAAAACTTCCACCTAGTAAATTGTTTATCTCACAAAATGAATAAAAAACAAGCTGACCTTGGTATGAAAATGATGTATCATATGGGTATGTATTTTAATAATAGATATACAAATAGAAGATGGATTGATAACAATGATGACTATTATGCTGAGTCTGAAACATGGGGTATTCCAAACAAATACTATCTTGGAAATACACCATTAAATGAGTCACTTATTTACTTAAACAAATTAATACCAATGTACAAAGAAAAATATGGTATTGAGAAGTTAACATTTATTACTTTAACAGATGGTTCTGGTAACTATCCAAGAGGTGATGTTGTTGGTAACGAAAAAAGAGATTGGGATAAAACAAATGTCTATGAATTAGGCAAAACAAAATTTACTAACAGACATGGTTCTATTACAAGTGATTTATTAAATCATATTAAAAAAACTCATGGTGCTAATGTAATTGGTTTTTATATAATCAAAAGAGTTAGAAGGTGGGATATTGAAAAACATATCAATAACTACAAAGACTGGAACCATAAAGAAAAAATCTATGCTACTTTAAGAAAGCAGTTGACTAATGATAAAGCAATAGCTGTTGACGCTGATGGCTACAACAAATACTTTATCCTTGACGGTAAAAAACTTGCTGTTGAGAACTTTGATATGTCTAATGTTGAAGTTAAAAAAGGTACTGCTTCAGAGTTAAAGAGAATCTTTGGTAAATCAATGGCGAATCGATTGGTTTCCAGAGTGGTTTTAAACAAATTTATCCAGGAGGTTGCATAATAATGCTCGGTAACCCTTACCTGGTAACAAAAAAAAGAGGGTTGCCAATTGAAAATATCTATGATAGGATATACTTATAAAATGAAAAAAGGAGACTACACTATGTTAAACACTAAACAACAAGAATTCGTAGACCACGCTGTTAAAAAGTTTGGTTCAAACGAATTGACCGTGGCTCAATTAAAAGAAGCCAACAAACATTTTGGTTGCAAGTATGCACCTCAATGGTTGATTAAAAATGCCGATTATAAAATTGGTAAATCATTATTCAAATTACCTACAGAGGGTGATGAAGTTGTGCCTGTGACAAATGTTCAATCAGGCGAAGCTGAAAAAGTTTTGACAACTAAAGCACCTGAAGTTGAAACAAAAAGTGAAGCCGCTTATATTGTTTCTTCTTTAACTGGCGACATTGTTCCTAAAAAGGATCCTGTGTTCGTTTCATTTGGTAATTATCCAGATGTAAAGAGTATTATTAAAAGCAAGATGTTTTATCCTGTTTTTATTACTGGTCTGTCTGGTAACGGTAAAACTATGGGTGTTACCCAAGCGTGTGCCGAAAACAAAAGAGAATTAATCAGAGTCAATATTACAATTGAAACTGATGAAGACGACCTTTTAGGTGGTTACAGATTGAAGGACGGCCAAACTGTTTGGCAAAATGGTCCTGTTATCGAAGCCATGGAAAGAGGCGCTGTTCTTTTACTTGATGAGATTGACTTAGCAAGTAATAAGATTATGTGTTTACAACCGATACTTGAAGGTTCTGGTGTCTTTGTTAAAAAGATTAACAGATTTGTAAAACCTGCTCATGGTTTCAATGTTGTTGCTACTGCCAATACAAAAGGTCAAGGTAGTGATGACGGAAAGTTTATCGGTACTAATGTACTTAACGAAGCTTTCTTGGAAAGATTTCCAATTACCTTTGAGCAAAGTTATCCAAAACCAAGTGTAGAAGAAAAAATCTTGGTTGGTACTTTGAAAACTGCTGGTAAAGCAGACAAAGATTTCTGTAAGAAATTGGTAACTTGGGCTGATGTAATCAGAAAAACCTACTTTGATGGTGGTGTTGATGAGATTATATCAACTAGAAGATTGGTTCATATCATACAAGCATATGCCATCTTTGGTAAAAAAGTTAAAGCTATCGAAGTTTGTACTAACAGATTTGATAACGATACAAAGAATTCATTTATGGAGTTATATACAAAAGTGGATGCTGGTGCAACTGCCGAGCAGATTGCTGAACAGCAAAGACAGGAAGATATATCTTCTCAAATGGATGACAATGATAGTGAGTCAGATGACAATGGTGTTATCTAAATCTATCAATCATAGTGTAAGTCCTTGGTGGAGGGGTAGTGCCCTCCACCTTTCTTATACTGTTAAGAGAGGAGGTAAAAATATATGAGTATTACAGTTAATGTTAGAAATGGTAACCTTGAACAAGCTATGCGTGTACTAAAAAGGAAAGTACAAAAAGAAGGCTTGATTAAAGAGTTACGAGAAAGACAATATTACAAAAAGCCCTCCGAAATTAAACAGGAAAAGAAAAAAGAGGCTATTAAGAACTGGAAAAAACAACAGAAAAAGTTGGAAAAGATTAGAGGTTTTTAGAGATTCCTACGCTTTGAAGTGTTATATATATTATGCTGGCGGTTCGTAAGTCCAGTAGCGTAGGGAAGACCGACAAATTAATGTCGGGGTCGCAAGAGTTTGGTAGTATCTCTATTAAAAAAAACTACCACTTATTACTGGCTCATTGGTCTTCGTAGCACCTTGAGGTGATAGGCTTGGTAAGACAAGTTAGTATAAAGAGGGTGAGACCTACCTCTGCCAGACAGAATTTAGGGGCGCTAGCGTTAACCTAGATAGTGGATTGTTTAAGCATTTGCGCTTAGTTTCGCACCACTTTAAAAAAACAAACTAAAGCTGCGGCTCGTTTTTTGGTTATTTTTTTATAGCCTTGTATGCAAAAAAATAACCATTTTATAGGTTGACATTTTAAAATTAATACCTATATAAATAATATTGATACGCTCATAAGAGGTATCAAAACATAAACTTTGCTTAATAAAAAAGGAGGTTCTATATGACCAATTCAAAAGCAATTCATTCAATTTTTACTGGACTACGACCATTTACGGTGGGGTTTGACGATATGTTCGACCATTTCGATATGTTGACAACTCAACTACCATCAATGACGGCTAGTAATTATCCACCATACAATATAGTAAAGACAGGTTCTTTATCATATGACATTGAGGTGGCTCTAGCAGGTTACGGTAAAAAAGACATTACAGTAAATTATGAGGATAATATCCTAAAAATTGAATCTGTAAAATCAAAAGAAGAAAAAGAAGTGGAAGACAATGACGGCGTATTACACAAAGGCATTGCTAAAAGAAGCTTCGTAAAATCTTTTACGATTGCAGATGATGTCGAGGTCAAAGGTGCTGAACTTAAAGATGGTTTACTAAAAGTATCTTTAGAGAAAATCGTACCAGACCACAAGAAAGCAAGAACTATATCTATTAAATAGTTTTTGTTTTGCAACCACCGTTTGATTTGGTGGCTCTGCTAAATTTAAGGTGCCGAGGGAGGCTTGACTTTCCTCGGCATTTATGATATTATAAATAATCTTGTCAGCAAAATTGGTTGCGACCAATCAGTTGACATAAAACAGTATCATAGTTTAAAAAACTATTTAACTAAAGGAGAATTATATGATACAACAAGACCTATATGTCAAAACGGCATTAACAAATTTACGAACAATATCAGATAACTTTAGAACCGGAAAATGGATTGCATTTTCAAAATGGTTACAAAGGTTAGAACAAGAAAAAAAATGGACAGCTGGAGATAAGAAGAAAGCTAAGTCTTATTTGAATAGATTACTTTCTACAAATGGCGCTATTCAAGGATTTTTAGTATGTAATATTGATTTTCTAATTTCAAATATCAATCAACAAAAAGATGAACAACCAAATCTTGCCAATTTATGGGAAGAAATGGTAGATTGGTTAATTGAAAAGAAAACTTTAGGCGCTACTGATATTGTACTAGACGGACAAAACAGATTAAAGTTTGCAATTGTAGGCTTTATGACAAATAAACTAGGTATCAATTTAAATATTGATGGTGATGAAAAAAGTAATGTGTTCTATAAAGATTTGGATACAGATACTAAAAAACAAGTTGATGAACACCAAGTATTACTTTCGATTGCAGTTGGTGGTAATATTGTGAGTGTTGTTCAATCACTTATAGCTATTAACGAGGGTGAACCTTGGAGTGAAAATGAAAAAAGAAGTGTTACATTGACGCCTATTTCATATCATATTAATAGACTATCTTCACATCCTAGTGTTGTGGCTTTAAATAAAAAGTTAAGTGGTAAAGTATTTTCTGGTGAAAAATATGCTTTAGAAAAAAAAGGTGATATAAGATTTATCGCAGAACACTTACATTATTTAAGAAACGGTAAACCAGGTTCTGAAACATCTTTAACAGCAATGTATAATGCAAAAGATGAAAAAATTAAAGAACAGTTAATACAACTCGACAGAATGTTTTTATGGATTTCAAAACATTTATCTCAAAAACTAATTGACAAAATCGAATCAAAAGAAGTTTTTAGAGATTTATTTTTATTTACATCCATGTTAACAGATAATACTGTACCAAATAGTGAGAATGTAAACTATAATATACCGTTAAAACAAATACAATCTCCAGAGATTTATTTGGAAAAGGTTATTAATTCAGTAAAAGAAATGCTGGCAGATAAAAGTCAGTTTATAGCTTCTACTGATAAAAAAGGTAGAACTGTCTATAAAGTGGCTGATGCTAAACCACAAACTTTTTATGTATATCATAAAAACTCAACAGAAATTGATTTAAGAGGTAGAGAAAGATTGTTTATAACTACTTTTAATAAAATACTGGATGAGTGTGTCAATGAAGGTGTTATTGTAACAGAAAATCCTAGAAAGATTGACAAGTTTACCAAAATGCAAGTGGAACAAAAGTATGATGGTGATATTTACGAAAGATATCCTACTGAAAACCTAGAAACACTTAATGGTAAAGAAATAGACCATTTTGTTTCAGTTAGAAACTATGGTCTAAATGATGTGGAAAATCTCAACTATACAGCGAAATCGCACAATAGGAAACTAGGTGCAAAATAATTAAATGAATGGCCGAAGGAGGCTTGACTTTCTCGGCCATTTACTATATAATGTAACACATGAACAAATGCGGAATTAGTTTAAAAGTAAAACACTTGGTTTCCAACCAGGAGAAGTTTGGGCAGTACAATCATTCCGCTCCAAAATTAGTTAAAAAGGATATATAATGAAACATAAAGTACCTAATGTAAAGTTTAAAGTAAGAGAACTTGGCGAATGGGTTACTAAAACAAGTGATGACTTTTTTAAAGGCAAACGAGTAATTGTCTTTGGTTTACCTGGTGCATTTACACCTACTTGTTCAAGTAAACAATTACCAGGTTATGAAAACAAATATAATGAATTCAAAGAAAGAGGCATTGACGAAATCTATTGTATGTCAGTTAATGATTCTTTTGTAATGAATGCTTGGGCAGAAAAAGAACATATTGTAAATTGCAAAATGATTCCAGATGGCTCAGGTGAATTTTCAAGGTTAATGGGAATGCTTGTCTGTAAAGATGACAAAGGGTTTGGTCAAAGGTCTTGGAGATATTCTATGGTTGTAAATGATGGTGTCGTTGAGGCATTGTTTGAAGAGCCAGGAAAATGTGATAATTTGACTAGTGACCCATATGGTGAATCGTCACCAGAGAGTATGTTGAAATACTTGACCAATTAAAAATAGGAGAAATATATTATGAATCTTTCAACAGATACTATTGATGTACTAAAAAACTTTTCTAATATTAATCAGAATATTCTGGTTAAACCTGGAAAAACAGTACAGACAATATCTACAATGAAGAATATCTTAGCACAAGCTGAGGTAAACGAGGAGTTTGATAGCGAGTTTGCTATCTATGACTTACCTGAATTTTTGAGGTCTATTGAATTGTTTGATAGTCCACAACTTAAATTCAATGGTGGTACAAATGTACAAATCAACGAAGAAAAATCTAAACAAAATATTAAATATTTCTTTGCTGACAAATCAGTAATTGTATCTCCAACAAAATCAATTACAATGCCAGATAACTTTGTATCTTTCACTTTTAAAAAGGAAAGCTTTGCAAAACTTATGAAGGCGGCTACAACACTAAATCTAGTTGATGTTGCAGTAGTTGGTAACGGTAGTAAAATCCACATGATTGCTACTGATAAGAAGAACAAATCATCAAACGAATACTCAATTGATGTAGGCGAAACTGATAAGACTTTTAAGGCTTATTTCAAAGTTGAGAACTTTAAAATGATTACAGATGATTATGATGTTGCAATTTCATCACAAAAGATTAGTCACTTTGTAAACAGAAATAAAAAGGTTCAATACTGGATTGCATTGGAACCAGATAGTGAGTTTTAATGCCAGACATTAAACTTAAAAAAATAGAGTATCATTCAGTACATAGTCATTTTACATATGACATACCTGAAGAAGCTGCCATTGAAACCTTTGGTTCCGTCCAAAGATTCAATGAAATTATATCACATCTTGGTGATGAATGGGGAGGACCAGAAAAGATTGGTAATCCACCAACAGACGAAGAAGATGATAAACTAATGGATTTTCTAGCAGAATTTGATTATGATAGAGAAGACGATTGGTTTAGTGATAGAAAAGGTGGCTATGATATATCTTATGAAATTGTGAAACCTAAAGATAATGAATAAAGTGGAGTTTATATTATGTCAGAGTATTTGTGGGTCGAAAAGTATCGGCCAAAGAAGATTGAAGATTGTATCCTATCACAGGATATAAAAGAAACTTTTAGTCAGTTTCTATCTCAAAAAGAAATACCAAATCTGTTGTTATCTGGTACTGCCGGTACTGGTAAAACAACTGTTGCTCGTGCCTTATGTGAAGAACTTGGTGCTGATTATATCATCATTAATGGTTCAGACGAAGGCCGACAAATAGATACATTGAGGCACAAGATTAAAAACTTTGCTTCTACTGTATCACTTACCGAAACATCTAATCACAAAGTAGTAATTATAGACGAGGCAGATTATATGAATGCTGATAGTGTTCAACCTGCTTTGCGTAATTTTATTGAAACATTTTACAACAATTGTAGATTTATATTTACTTGTAATTACAAGAATAAAATTATACCTGCTTTACATAGTAGATGTACCGTTATTGATTTTACTATCAAAAATGGTCAAAAGGTAAAAACTGCTAAGTCTTTTATGGAAAGAATGTCTAATCTGTTAACAGATGAAAACATTGAGTTTGATAAAAAGGTTTTAGCTGAACTAATACAGAAATATTATCCTGATTTTCGTAGAACTATAAATGAACTTCAAAGATATTCTGTAAGAGGTAAGATTGATAGTGGTATATTGTTTAGTCTATCAGAGGCTAATAATAAAGAACTTGTCAAAACATTAAAAGATAAAAAATTTAATGATATGAGAAAGTGGGTTGTTAATAATATTGACAAAGAACCTGCCTCTCTTTTCAGAGGTATCTATGATGTTATGTACGAGGCACTTGATAAAAATTCAATACCTCAAGCAATTTTAATTATAGCTGGTTATCAGTACAAGGCAGCCTTTGTTGCCGACCAAGAGATAAATATGGTCGCCTGTCTAACTGAAATTATGGCCAGTTGTAAATTTAAATAGTGATAAGCGGGCATAGTTTAGGAGTAAAATATATCCTTGCCAAGGATAAGTCATGGGTGCGATTCCCATTGCCCGCTCCAAAAAGGTTAAATTATGTATGAATTGAAAGATTATTTAAACGCAATTAATTTTGAAAAGAAACCCTTGTTAGATAGTGAGGACCTAACATGGGAAAAGAAATACCCTCCTTTTATAATCAACAAGTGTTTATCTATGCACTATGATTGTATCGCACAAGCCAATGAAATGAATGGATATCACTTCTTGGACA